TCAGCGGGACATTCAAATACTTTTTTAAGCCAACGGTTGACAACCTTTTCGTCAAGGTTTCCCCCGCCGAAGTGTCTAATAGGTATGTAACCCGACCACTCATCCACGGCTATTGCGTAACCAACAACCTCTCCGTCTTTCGTCGCCCACCCGGGCCCATTTTTCTTTAAGTTCGGGTCGCGAGTTTCCACGTCAATAGCTATTTTCTTAGCCTTCGTAAGGTCAGGCAACTCTAAGGGTGGAATCCATTCGGATTTAGGAGCAAACATGCTCATCTGTAATTGCGGCACACTATGTCCTATCCGATTAATTGCTCTTTAATTGCGAACTCAGCTCCGAGAGCCGTGTACCCTGCTTTATCTACCCATGAGTCTTCGTGGTCGATACCATTCATTAACCTACAGGTTTTAATCCAATCCATCATAAGAGCAACGTGTGAAGGTTCGATGTTACCTTTTAATCCGTAGCACTCCCGAAGTATGATAGTCCAACCATCAGCTATACGTTTATGGTTGCGAAACGCTGAACCGTAGTCTTGCTCACGCTTACCATTTATTATCTTTTTAGCTTCGTTAAGTACCTGATCTCTTTTCATGTTATTCTTTCCGTAGCAGTTAATGGTTTAACAAACGTTAATAAAGTCTTATAAATCATAGCTTCTTGCAACATCTTCTGCATCTACTATGAACAAATTCTGTTTAGCTCTTGTGACCCCAACATAAAAGACGCGGTGGGTGTCATCAGGGTGCTGTTGAAACTGTGCGTCGGCGGCGGGTGACAAGTCTGTAAAGATAACAACGTTTTCAGCTTCGCCGCCTTTTGATCCGTGTATGGTTGAGGCCGTGATGCGCGGTACGCCGTTAAACTTCTCGCCTCGTCTTAAAAGAGCTGTAACATAAGCTCTATCGGTAGCGGGTAACTTATCCATAGCTTCATTCCAAATACACTCGCTGATGTCTTTAGTTTTATCTTCAACATCCACGGTTTGTATAAGGCCGTGTTCCATGATTAATTGGTTAAGAGTAACGAAATCGTCATCATCAAGATGTGGTATTTTTTTAAAACCTCTGACCAACCTACCGCGTATAGACATATAACTATAAATGATACGTGCTATACGTCCTGTCACCTCATTACCTTTTCTTAATTGCTCCCAACCATTTACAGCTTCACTTATCTTCTCGCTAATGCTCCGTCGGCCGCGATAATTAAACAGGTATCCATTAGATCTTAAGTCATTGGCCACAGGTGTTAATTGATAACCCGCTTGTGAAAGTATCAGCCATTCACCTTCCGACATATCTAGTGAATTTACGGTTGTTATTCGAGACACACAACCACGGTCAGACCTAGGCTCATACCGTTTTGGAAACCGACTTGTAATTCTTTTAACGACATTCTCAGCAACCTCATGAACGTCGCGTGGAATACGGTAGGATTGAGAAAGTGTTTCGGACCCACCCTCTAGGTTGATAAAGTGGTCAACGTCTGCACCCGCCCACCTGTAAATAGCTTGGTCGTCATCTCCTGCGCAGTACATCTTTTTAGAACGACTGTCCAACATGTGCGCTATGTCCCACTGGAGCGGTGACAAGTCTTGAGCTTCATCTAAAAAACATAAATCAAATTCAGGGCAAAAGGTAGATCCACCCTTGGCAAAGTTATCTAACATATCCGTGAAGTCGTATAGCTTTAAACTTTCTTTATATTCTTTTAAACACTTGCTTACAAAGTTAACCGTATTCCAATCTTGTTCTACATTAGATATGTTATATTGATCTCTAAGAGAAACCTTACGAAGACGGGCTAAGTTTATTAAACCTAATATTGGATCACTACCCGCCACCATGCTCGGTATGTCATCTTCAAAAGACGTGTTCTTTTGACTACCCAGTTCAACCCCCATAGCCCTACTTAATTCTTTATAGTTTTGCTCTTGCATAACCTGTTCGGGCCTAATGTCGGACATAGTTAAAGCAAGGCTGTGTAGTGTTCGGAAAAATATTAAATCTTTTTTAGGGTCTAAGTTAAACCTTGCGGCGGCCCTGTCCCGTGCTTCGTTGGCCGCTTTACGTGTAAAAGCAAGAAAGGCTATCCTTTCAGGAGGCGTCCCTTCTTCCAAAGCTCTATCTACCATGTTTAGAAGGGTTGTGGTTTTCCCTGTTCCGGGCGGTCCAAAAATCCTAAACATCTTTACTTAACTTTTTTATTATCTTAGCATTTTGTTTTTCGCGTTTATAAATCTGCAAAACACGTTGCTTTGATATACCCCAGTATTTGCCAACAGCCGTCATCGTCATACGGTCGTTATCAACCATCTTAACAATTTCAAGGTCCCGAATGTTTCTCAAGTGCATCTCCTCGTTTGTCAAAACGGTGCCTCCTCTTGACCGCCAAAGGCAGGAGTTTTTAAATCAACATCTCCATTTTCAAAAGCGGGGATTTTCCAAACCCTAACAGCTCTTCCCTTAATTTTAAGAACCATACTGTCGCCGTTGATGTCACGTAACCTTTGTGCAATTTTATGTGATTTATATTCAAAGAACTTATTCTTTTTAAGATAGCTTTCGAAATCTTTAAGTCTAAAGAACGTAATACCTTCGTCGTCATCGGTCCATGGTCGGCGGAGTAAGATCTCTTCTTTATCTTGCGCCTGCTGTAGGTGGCTACAGAACTCTTCAAGGTAGTCGTAAAACTGTCCGCTAATACTAGCGTCCTGAGCTACCTCTATTATAGCGCTTTCATTATCTCTCATCTCAGTCATTAAGGTGCTGATACGGCTCTCCCATTGCTGTTTAGCAACAGACCTTGGCATAAAGCTTAACTGCTCCATACAAGCCTTTTGAAACATAGGTTGAGACATTAAACCGTCGGTATCAAGTTCCAATGGTTCGCCGTTCACGTCCATAAACCAAACGGGAGGTGTTGAATTATACTTTCTTAGGTTAGCTATGGTGGCTCCTGCAACAGCCGCTCCAATTCCAAACTTACGTGTTCGGCAAAGTTCTTTGTTGCAGTACGAATTTATAGGTGCGTCGGAGCATTTATAAGCGTAGTCTTTTCTATTCAACTGTTTAGCTACAATATTGACTTCAGGTAGCGGCAAGGGCGGTGAAAGATACTCCATGTTATATCTTAAGATCTCAGACTCCCAACTATCAGGATAAGCCTTTCTAAGATAAACGCCTATATTAAATAGCCCGTTGTTCCTTCCACCTTCGGATATTCTTTGCTTGCACAGAACCTGTAGACAAGGCGGCCCGTCGCGCATTAAATTAGTTTCACCCGTGTCAACAATCTGAAGTTTAATAATTTCTTCTGGAGTTTGCGCGTGTGTGTCGTAAAGCGTGTAAAACTCTTCTAAGGTCGCAGAAGTTCCGTCGTCCAAGAACGCATAGCGTAGACCATTCTCGTGGTCATAGTAGGGTAGGTTTAAAAAGTTACCAACATCACCCCTGTCTAAATGTAGTTTAATTTGTTTTGGGAATATTTCGCTGTCCCCATACCCGAGCGCCGACGACATGTTTTGAAGGGACTTTTGCATATCCTTGGCATCAACCCACTCCTTAGAAAATAAGAAGCAATGTGCGCCGCCCGATTTTGAGCGGCATACTACTAAGGGTAATTTTAGCTTACGAACTTTTTCAATAAGCATTTTGTGATCTAGAGGGTATTGGTCAACGTCGATGCAACCCCACTTACACATGTTATCTGAATTTATGGGTATTATACCTAACCCACTACCTGTACCGGTTAAATGATTTTCCCAAAGTTTTTGTGTTTGTGGTTCACGTAAGACCCCTGCCTTACCTTTTGCTTTACCGTTCGAACCTGTGTTTTCTATTTTGAAGTAGCCGTGAGCTTCCTTCAGCCCATCGAAAATGGACATAAATTTTTGTACTTGCATGCTTGATCCTATAAAAAATGGCGGGGCAACCCGATAGCTCCAGTGTTACCCCACCCAACCGACTACTGATTAAAAAGGTGTTTTAGCACCTTTCTCGTCATCGTCAGTATGCTTTACCACGACCTCACCCGCAGTAATGCTTTCCGCAAAAGCTTTAGCTCTAGCGTAAAGATCTCCATCTTGGATAACGCCTTCGCAGGACATTTCCCAACCATGCCAAGAGCCTTTAGAGTTTTCTTCAGACACTGTTTTCAAGTGGTATATGTGACTGTATCTTGGCGGCGTAAACGAGCCGTTTTTACCTTTTACAGTTCTAGAAGCCATCATCGAGTTCCACTTACGACTTTTCTTAAGTTGGGTTGATTTCATAGCTATAAGAGCTGTTTCCATCGTTCCATCCTCTTTAAGGAGTAAAACAAAGTGTTGATGTGTTTCTTCGATATATGAACCATCTCCGCCGACAACATATTCTTTGTTGTCATCAGGCGACCTTTCAGTCTTTGGACGTTCTTGAGACGGGTCAAAGATAGCGATTGGCGCTCCGTTTCCAGAACCCCTTGGCGACCACTGAATAAACCTTCTTTGGTATGCACAAGGTACAACACGCACACCAACTTTACCTTTGTAAGGCGTCGACGTAACTGTATTGTAAATATCACCTTTACGCGCGTCTTCATTTTCGTCCAGAACAGGATCCAAGCCCGATAGTATTTTTAGAAACGGTAGAGCTAAGTCTTCGGTTCCCATATTATCCATGCCCGCACCCGCGTCCATTTCCATCATCGCAGGGTTAAACGCCGCGATGTCATTCTTTGCTGTTTCAGCTACTGCTTTAGTCATTTTTTACCTCTTTTAATTACTGCACGTTGACCGACCCAAGCTCCAAAAAGCTCCATCGGAAACTCACTACCTTCTTCGCATCTTTCCTTAACAAACGCACGTAACGTTTGCGGATGGACAGATGTTTTTTGTTCAGGTAAATACCCTTGCGTTTGTGCAAACGCCGCAAAGGCATTAGCTAGATCATCCTCACCACGGCCAAATGAACATGAAACACTATTTTTGATAATGTCATCATACCCATTTTCACGTAGCCATTCGTAGGCTTCGGGTCGTTTGTTTACGAGGATGCTTGCGCCATACGTTTGTTTCACTTCGACGGTTGAACCGTCTTCCAATGAAAACGACGACATACCGATTTCTGCGAGCATCGACGGCATATCTTCATCCGTAAGTTTCATTAAAGCTTTTTTCTCAGCCTTGATTTTTTCTTCAAGGGTAGAAACTAAAGCTTCTTTATCTCGGATGGTTCTTGCCAACGCGGCTACCGAAGTAAGTCCTTGTTGGTCAATTTTTTCGACAGAGTTAGACAAAGTATCTTCAAAGTCTTTCTCCATCAAGTTAGTTAAGTTTTCAGTCATAGTTTACCTTTCGTTATTAAAGACCATATCTGGCCTTGACTTTCTTAGATATTATCTTATACCCATCCTGTCAAGAGAATTAATTATTATTAGGTAAAAAAATGCATTACGACTTTAAAACACAACCTTACGACCACCAACGCAAAGCTTTTTTAGATTCGTGGGCCACGGACTATTATGCGCTCTTAATGGAAATGGGTACAGGTAAATCTAAAGTAGCTATCGATACCATCGGGGCGTTGTACGAGGCGGGTAAAGTAAAGTCTGCTTTAGTTATTGCTCCAAAGGGTGTTTACGATAACTGGATCAAAGGTGAGATACCCCTTCACCTACCTACACGGATCCCTCGAAAAGTGTTGCGTTGGGTACCCGCTAAAACGAAAAGGTTTGAGGAAGAGCTAACAGACTTTATTGTAAATAAAGACATGGACCTAAAGATATTTGTGATGAATGTAGAAGCGTTTTCGTCACAGCGCGGCACAGATGTAGCTACGGCTTTTCTTTATCAAAACCCTGAAAACATTGTTATTGTAGATGAGTCTACAAAAGTAAAAAACCGAAAAGCGGCTAGGACAAAGAACTTATTGTCCATTAAAAAGTATAGTAAATATAGACGTATACTAACAGGATCACCGATTACCAAGTCACCTATGGACTTGTTCAGCCAATGTAATTTTTTAGAAGAGAAAGCGTTAGGTTTTAATAGTTACTTTGCTTTTCAGGCGCGGTACGCGAATGTTCAAAGACGGACCATGGGACATAGAAGCTTCCAACAAATAGTAGGTTACAGAAGATTAGATGAGCTTTCCGAAAAATTAGATAGGTTCAGTTGCCGTGTTTTAAAATCCGAGTGCCTTGACTTACCTCCAAAAGTTTATACGCGGCGGGAGGTGCCTCTGACACCTGAGCAAAACAAGCTTTACATACAGATGAAGAGGTTAGCTTTAGCTAAACTGGAAAGCGGAGAACTTGCTACAACAGCCAGTGTTTTGACACAAATTATGAGGCTACAACAGATTTGTTGCGGGCATCTGCAACCTGATGAAGGTGAAATGCAAACTGTTAAAAGTAATCGCTTGACTGAACTTTTAGATATAACCGAGGAGATTCAAGGTAAGGCTATAATATGGGCTACTTACACCCACGACATTATGCATATTAGTAAAACCTTAAAAGAAAAGTACGGTGAAGACGCTGTAGCCTGTTACTATGGAGCTACTCCGCAAGATGAGCGTCAGGAGATTGTTAAAGAGTTTCAGCAAGTGAAGTCTCCTCTTAGGTTCTTTGTAGGTCAGCCTACTACGGGTGGTTACGGCATAACACTTACGGCGGCTAACACAGTTATTTATTACTCGAACAGCTATGACTTAGAAATTAGGCTACAGTCCGAGGACCGTGCGCATCGGATAGGTCAAGCGAATAAAGTAACTTACATTGATTTAGTTTCACCCGACACGATAGACGAAAAAATACTTAACGCTTTACATAGTAAAAATAATATAGCGGGTCAGGTGTTAGGCGAAGATGTGCAGGATTGGTTGCGTTAAAACTTTAGCGGACCAATCCGCCTATACCCATCGTAAGAACAGAATCGTTAGCGCCAAATACTTGCGCAAACCTTTGTGCAGACTCAGGTGTTATAGTGCCCTGAATCCCAACCGCTGTAGGGTTCGTTGTAGGTGAGGTAACTGGTCCAGTTGCAACTTGCCTTACAGGGTTGGGCCGGATATTACTAGCTCGGGGGGAATTAACAGAGCTAGTCGTATTGGGTTGTATTTCATTGAACTGTATTTCAATATCGGAACTATCATCTATGTCCCTTTCTAAATACCGTGTTGTGGGAATAGGTGCTGAACGAGGCAACTGATCTGACACACCAAAGGGTGGAACATACATAATGTACTTTTTAGCTTTTTGAAGTATACCTAAATTTTCAGCAGGTTTGGAG